ATACCTGGCGCTCTCATTCTAATTGGTTGACCAATATCGGTATTTAACACATCGTCAATATTGACTTGCCCTTCAACAATCCCCATGCGTGGGAAGATGGCGTGTCCAAGCGAATCAAGGGTGTCTCGCATGATCTGCGACTTTGCTGCTTGAATGGGTTTTAAGTAATCCGCTGGACACGACCCGATAGCTGTGTGTGGTTCTGGATCTGGACAGAACTGAATGATTGGTAAATCGTCCCATGGCTCAACGTTGGCAATATGCAAAGCATTACCAAAGGTACAAACTCTGACGAGTTCATCAATACCATCACCGTCCAAATCGTAATGACAGAAGTGTTCAATGTATAAAACGTCTTTATCGTCTGAGGTGTCTGGGTAAACCGCATTATCGAATGGGTTACGAGCTTCTTGTTCTTCAAATGAGTGTGGGTCCAGTAACGCACCGCCTTGACCAGCAAACTGCTCAACTTCTTCAATGTCGTAGCCCATAGCGACCAATTCGCTGACCGTCTTGAGCATACGATGCGCCACATAAGATGAATCATCGAGTGAGCGGGCGTGGCGAGCAATCAAAACTTCTTCTGGTGGAATGGATTCTATGCAGACTTGGCTTTTTGACTTCACTCGTCTAATTTTTAGGTCATAAGAGACTGGTATTTCTTGGGTCACTTCTTCGCCTGAGAGTGGGTCGATTTGGGTAATGGTCTCCTGTTGCGCCACTTCTTCTAAGATTTCTACGTCTTTGTCTAAGACGAGCGCCTGATAAGCTTGGGGATTGAGGTTCGTGTATTCGTGCGTAGAGGTGGAGATACTATCGTCCCAAAAGGCTTTAACAAAACCTGACTTACGCACGAGAGCGTCTTTAAAGGCATCGTACAAAACTTTAAAGCCTGGATTCTTTTCTTGAATCACATAGTTGACATAGTCGGTTTGTTGTTGCGCTATTGGAATATCTTCAACATTCTTAGGCACGAACTCAACCACTTTGTTAGCACCAAAGAAAGTACGCATGACACTTGGGAGCATAAACAACACAGTATCCCGTACGTCTGTGGAGACATAATAAGATTGCACCGAGCTGGTCGGTTCTGGTTCATTGCCTAAATAATATTCGGTTGATTCTGCTCGTTCCTCACCCACTTGGTGAATGTAGTCCTCAGCATCGTCCATTGCGTTTTTGAGGTATGCGCTGAGATCGTCAAAGTTCTGTTCTTCGACTTCGTATTTCTTATCTTGTTCTGCCATAAATTATCCCACTCTTATTATGCGTGATTTTAGTGGTTGTCTGAAATTATAACCTAAATAACTCATACTGCCACTAGCACCTGCTGCATTTGATGCCATAGTGAGTGCTAAAGCATCGGCACGGTCTGGCGACTTGACGCCACGTTTACGCATTTCTTCTTTACTTTCTAACTTTATTTTACCAGATGACGTATATTTGTAACTAGGCGCAGCCAGTTCGGAACACAGTTCATCATCTTCAGGCAGCCGACAGTCACGCTGCGCCAACCAATCTTTAATAGCAAACCAAAGTTCCGCTCGTAAGTTCAAATAATTTTTTTTGGTACTTGGTGCTTCGGCTACGTTCACCCCACGCACGGGTAAATTCAATTCTCGCAATCTATCCACGACCCCAGAGCCAATACCAATGACATCTACTAAAATTTCTTGCGGTTGTTCCATCACAGTCGCATCGTCAAATCTATTCTTAATCGCACCACAAAGTTGCATGAGATCCATCGAATGGAAAGTTTGCACCTCAAAAACGGTGTTGCCCTGACGCACGCACAAGGCTGAATTATCGCCACCAAAGCGAGCGACATCCAAACCCCACACAATCGGCTCACTTGAAGTGAGCGCCACATCACGACCCATGGCTGACTTAATCAACTCCATTGGTATGACCGTATCATCGTCCATCTTAGGAAACTCACCCAGGACTTCAACACGGGCGACCGTAGAATCTTCACCGTATTGTTCCAACATCCGATTGAACAAAGCAGTATCTGTGCCTTCAACCGTGCGGGAATCTATTTGCTCGGTTGCCCAGTAGGGTTTCTTGGCGTGGAAACAATCGTAGAATGGCCCTGTGTTTCTACGTGGGTTAGAGAAACAGAACCAATAACGGTCGTTCGTTGGTTCGGAGAAGAAGCCTTCGGAGACTGAATAGATGGGTGCGGGAATACCTGAAGCTTCGTCCATGATGAGACAGACACCGTAGGATGAGTGGATACCAGCAAAAGCGTCTGGATTCTCTTCACTCCAGAGTTGGGCTTGAGCGTAGTAGTAGCCTGTGTCAATTTTGAGGTCACGCACGAGCGCTTCTTCAAACCAAGCTGCTGGTTTGACGGTGGTTGCTGTTTTGGCAAACCAATGCGAATTGATAGCAAGTGTGATCCATTTACCTAGTTCGGCCCACGTACGGGAACGAAGCTGTTGTTCTGTGTTCGCTGTGACAATGATGGTAGAACCAAGTCTGGTGGATAACATCCAGAGGATTAACCATGAGACTAAGGCTGATTTACCAATACCACGACCAGAAGCCACAGCTAGTCTAAACATCTCTGGTTCTACTTTGCCGTTGTTCCTTTGTATTTGTGTTGTAATTTTTCGCAAAATTTTTTCTTGCCACTTCCTTGGTCCTGAGAAATGCTCGAGGGGGGTGTCCTTTTGTCCCCAAGGGAACACGAATTTAACAAAGTTTAATGGATCATCTTTAATACCAAGCGACCAGATTTCGGTCATTAGTTCTTTTTCTGCTTCTGCTCCGTATTTCATAAAAAAATTATCTCATTAGTTTATATATATGTACCACCGCACATATACGAACGGGGGGGGTAAGGGCTACGGACTTGAACGAACGAACGATAAAAGGGACTAAGAAAAATATCATTCGTTCGTGTCCGTAGCGATTTGTTTAATGTTGGTGATTCGTTCCCGTTCGTTCGTTTCTGTTGCTTGAGCGTCAATTATGAGCCTGTCTTTTGCGTTCGTTAGTATGCTTTTTAAGTCCAGGTTATGCTCCACTTGCTGAACGTCACTAAATGGATTGCCCGCTTGTTTGCCTTTGTTCTTTAAAAAGAAGATCTGAGCGCTCACGCTTGGTTCTTTCCCGTTCCTTCCCGTGGCCGAATCAAAAAGCGCTGATGAAACAGTAGCTATGGATTTAATCTTAGCGTCTCTTATATACTGTTCAAAATTCTCATTTTTCTTTTTATATCTTTGTAGAGTTGAAACAGAACAACCTAGGACAGTCTTACATATAGCTTCCTCAGAGAAACCAAGACCAGCAAGACGACAAGCTTCTTGAACTTGTTCATCTGTCAAGCTTCTTGAACTTGTTCATCTGTAAATTTGATCCGTTTACGTCCTCTTTTTCCCTTTTCCATGCTCAAATTTTACCATTAAGAACCTTTATTTATGGGCAATGAGTAAAAAAGTACAATTATTTTGAGCAATATAGTTGCATTATGAGTAATCACGGGTAATATATAGGTATGTTATGGAATTAACCATAACTGTAAACGAGAGAAATTATGAAATTAGAAGCTAAAGACTATTTAAACTCACTAGAGATAAAAGACCTAGAAATGCTTAATTGGATTCTTTTACAAGTTAAATTAAATCCAAAAACCAAAATATATCAACGTGTTTCTGATGTTGATGATATGGATAGACTTGATGTTGTATCAGATAAAGTACAAGGAGCTTTAAGCATCATGCTTAGAGATAGAGCAATTAAAGAAGAAATGATAAAGGAGAAGGGTTAGCCCTTCTCCCTACTGTCGGCAAATATTGGTTTGCCCTGATGAGTTCAAAGAACGAAACAGTAAACTAAAAACGAGGGAAAATATGAACGATAAACTTAAAAACCTATCGCAATATCAAATAGAAGCTTTAGCACTTAAAGGGCTAGAGACAGAAGAAGATAATAAAAAGTATTCTTTATGGCATATAACTAAAGATTTAATATCTGATCTGGAAGATGCTAAAGAAGAAATATTAGAGAGCGCATACCCAGAAGATAGAATTTCTGAATATGTTGATTCTTCAATATCTGTTTATACGTACGACCAGTTAATGATATATGCAAACAATCATACTGATTTGGATTTATATGGTAACGATTCTGGTAACTTTCAAGACGCTATTGTATATGCCATATATGAATATTTGCACTCAGAAGCCACCATGTGGCTATGTGAGCAACAAGAAGCAATGGAGGAGGTGTAACCATGAGCATTAAAGATATAAACGATCTAAACGAAAAACACGTCAGCAAGTCATTAGTAAGCTTTTTACAAGATTGCTTTGATAGAACATTAGAAAGACGGCACAACAAACCAGCTAAAGACATTACCTGGCAAGAAATGACAAAACAAGAGCATACTATTCAGCTTGATATAGTAGCCATGAAAACAAGAGCAAATAAAAGAGGAGGTGTCTGATGGATAAAGCAGAAATGATTGAAAATATAGAAACTTTAATTAAAGCTAACAAAGATAATGACAACTGCTCTGTATATTGGTTAGCAGATATGATTAAAGAAGTAATAAAGGAGGTGTCTGATGTATGATGATGTACATAATAACTATTACGACAATCTAACCAAAAAACAAAAAGAATGGTTTGATGAAGAAGGATATTTAGAGTTAGTTGTTTGTGATAAATGTGGGCTTATACAAAGCTGGAATGCTTCAGACGGAGAAGTTTATTGCAAGGGAGATGATTGGGAAGAGAATGTTAAGTGCCACCCATATGAAACCTTATGCTCCGACTGTTACTCTGATAACAGTAAAACTATTAGAACTAAATTAACCTTAATGCACTATAAAACTTCAGATTTCTTAAAAGGAGGTGTCTGATGAATAACGAATATTTAGATATATGTGTGTGGGACATTCAGTTCTGCAAGAAAGACGAAGAAGGCAACGAGCTTTTAAACGAAGATGGTAGTGTAAAACTATTTAATCTTAAAAGAGAACATGATGTGTCTTTTATTGCAGAAGGAACAGACCACGAAGATTTAGAGGAGGTGAATAATGGAAATTAAATTAGATGGCGAAGCAGTAGGCGAAGCAATAATCGACTACATAAATAAACAACTTGATACCAAAGTTACTGCTATTGATTACCCAACCATTGAAATTGGTAAAAATAGTTATGAGCTAAACTTTGAAACAAGCGTAAACATTTATATCTGTAAGGAGGCAAACAATGACTGAAGTAAAAGAATTTCAATACGATCCTAAATTCAGCTTTGAAAGTAACTTTTCAACCTGGTTTAGCGATACCAACAAGGAACGCTTCGAATGGAAAGAAAATCCACTAAACGAAGAAGAAGCCTATGATATCTTTGTACACAAGTACGGCCATCATAAGGTGACGTAATGAAGATTTATAACGATTTAGACGGTAAAAATTATTTAACATCTGAGGTAAAACTCAAGAAAGAATGGATAAAAGAAAATATCCAACTAAGACAAATAATAGACCGTTTAATGAAAGATAAAGAAAATATGATTGAAGAGTTAGATTTAATTCATCAACGATTAAAAAAGAAATAGCCCAGAGGTTTTTTAATGTTTTATTTTCCTCTCATTGCGGGACTGGCTCACCCAAGGGCAAAACGAGCCACCAACGAACGCACGAACAATAACAGGAGCTGTCGCCCTATTTAAACTATTCATAATCTGATATATGATAGTTCCTGTTACCTTTAGACCCAACGGCAAGTTTCCCCAACTCTCTCGTACTTGCTGACGGGTCTTTTTTTATACGCCCTTTGTCATGTGTTCGTACGCATCTTCACACTCACGAACGAGCAAACCACACACGCAGTATTGCTCCTCATCATGCTCAGGCGCACCAACTAAAGATCTGAGATCCTCTTTCATTTTATATTCTCCTATTGCATAACTTGCTCGCCACTTGACAGGGATTTGTTGTTTGGCTTCCTCGATTGATTTAGCTTCTACGATAAATTTATTAGCGTGAGGGCTAACCATACAAACCATATATTTATTCATGCTGACCACTCCTTATAAAATAACTCAAACCAACTAGCAGAAAGTGTTTCTTCCCGCTCGTTTGTGACTTCTTTAACCTCACCCGCTCATCTTCCAGGACTAACCAAATAATATTGCGCTCGACTAACTCAGCGATAGCCCGTCCCGCCGTCTTACGATTGACCCCAGTCATCTGCGCATAGTAATCAATGGCATCGTGCGAACTGCAAGTTTCCCACCGCCACCGCTCACACAAAGCCCACAGAATTAACTTCGCACTCACGCTCAAACTTTTATCACCCACCCACGAACGATAGTACCGCCAGACTTCACCACGTACGAACGTAAAGTTTTTATGATCACTAACGAACGCCCGTCTAACCAAACCACTCGTGCGTTCGTCCTCTATGCTGTCAGTTAGCCACCAGTATTCTTTGTCCCTTGTTCTCATGCGTTCGTTCCTTTGTTCCCTTACCCTCGTTCCTGAGTGAGAGAAAAAAATGCTAAAGCATTTTTTATCTCTCTATTATATGTATATATAATGGATATATGGGTAAGTTTTACTAGGTTCATGTCCCTCTTTTACTATATGTATGTCCCTATCTTACTATCTAGTATAGTAAAACTTACTATACTAAGCATACCATTAATCCGTTATTTTTCTCCTTGGTTTGGTCTTTTTCCACTTGTATTTTTTAGCGTTCTCTTGGTTTTTACCAAAGATTTTTTCCCAATTATCAGCGAATTGTTCGTCTGATATTTGGCGTGGTCGTTGGTCTGATCCTTTACCGCTCATCTACTATCCCCATATTCAACGACACCAAGCGTCCAATTTTCTGCTACCTTTTCAGCATAACTTTCGCTGTACTGGTGCAACTTGATGTTGCGTAGGTATTCATTACCTTTAAAAATATTTACTTCATAACCTTTCTCGGTTCTGATAATCTCAGCGTGTTTACCTTTGGTATCACCCCAAGCACTTATAATTTCTACACTCATTTACTTCTCCTTATATAATATTCTTCGTAAGTGGTAAAACGTTTACCACAACTATAACAAGCCCGTCTGCGTTTAATCAAATCGCCCTTGCCTTGTTTCCTTGTGTCCGTTACTTTGGTTTGACCACCACAATAACGACAAATCATTCTTCAAACTCCGCATCTATGGTTTCTAAAATCCATCTGGGTATGATGATGGAAAACTTAGTGGACAAACCCGCAATATAATCATCTAGTTCCATCTCAAAGCGTCTGCGATACTCCTCACGCTCGAGCCATTCCTCACCAATACTAGCTCTGAACTTGCAATCTTCACGCCAGGCTAGGTCTAAGTTCGCTTCGGTGTAGATGATCATTCTTTAGTTTCCTCAATTATTTTTTTTCTGTAATCCAACAATGCTTTTCCTCTTAACATAGAGCTTTGCTTATGATCTTTATTTCTTTTTCTCCATATACTTGCATCTTTTTTCTTACTGCTTGGTTCTAATATTTTTTCTGGCAACTCTCCAAAAAGATCTGCGTGTAACTGTTTAAACCAAACATTTATATCTCTCATTCTTCTTACTCCGCCTTGCTGAATGTCAACACATTTAAAATCCATAAGTTTCCAAAACTTATTGGCGGCTATATCTGAACCACATCTTAAAGAAATACCATAACAACCATTAATTCTTGCCAAATCTTCTAAAAAATTAACAAGCCCAGCACCATACCAATTACCCCTTAAATCGTACTCAATACAAGCTTGATGAATTTTTAATGGTTTATTACAAATTAAACTTCCATGATACAAATATCCTGCGTGTTGGTTATTTACTAGGGCTAGTAAAATTCTTTGATTTTCTATCTCTCTCTCAAAAACTACTTTCGGATAAAATGATAATTCTTCAGCATTTATTTTTTGTAAATGATCTATAAAATTTAAATCTTTCATTTCTGAATATCTTATTTCTAAGTTCATTCCCAATTTATTTCTCCTTTCGTATAAACCTCAAGCGCTGCATCACGTCTGATTAGTGTCATAACCCTAGTGTCGGCTTGAGCATTTGATTTAACAATACCCGCTTTGACAACCCGAGTTCTGTCGTATTCCAAACCTTCCTCAGCACAGATACTCTCAACATCACCCTCACTAGCTAACCAAATAGCCATCGCCATTCTGTGACCATCTGTTAAAGCAGACGCACCACGAATCGCACCTCTGGCTGCCATAGGATCATCGGTTTCGGTCAACATAGTTTTACTCATGTGGTGAATCGAGAGAGTGGAAGCTCCAAATTGCGAGGAGATAGAAGCGCAAAACTGACAATATAATTGCGCTGCTTCTTGCGAGGTGGTAATTGAAGCTCCCACAAAAGACTGGATTGGGTCAATAACCACGAGCGCTAAGTTGTCGATAGAGCGCAACTCTTCCATCAACTCATGTGCTGCCGTGGTTAAACCCAAGCCATTGTGATCGTCTTTTAATAATGTGATTGGTTTCCCATAATCTGGGACGGTAAAAGTGTACATATCGTACATAGACTTGAAACGTTTGCCTTTAGGATCTAACGCATCAATCCTTCTATGCACTTCTTCTTGGTCATCTTCGGCTGATATGACCACAACATTACCGAATTTGGTAATATCTTTCTCTAAAAACTGACCATTACCCGCACCGCAGACGGCTAACCCTAGTTTCAAACTCAACATAGATTTACCCACACCACCAATAGATGCTAGTAATGACGGCTTAGATGTTTCAATCATGCGGTCAACTAACCAAACCCGTTCTGGTGGCGCATCAACATAATTCTTAACTGAGTATTTGGTAATGCCAAAACCATGGTCTAATAACTCCAACTTAACTTTGTCTAAGTTGTAAGCATTGTGCAGATCATTAAAATCACCAGGTATAGACGGCACACGAACGAGAACGTTGTAAAACGAACTGGCAATCTCTTGCGCTTTGCTCTGGCCCAACCCAGATTTGTCGTTGTCGAAGGCTAAAATTATTTTGCAGTCGGTCTTAGTTCTAATGTTCTGCACAGCGTCATAACCAAAGTTGGCTGAGAACACACAAGCGACTGGCACTTTGGTCGCCATGTAAATAGATGCTGCGGTGGCGTAACCTTCGCACACAATTAACGTATCTAATTTGTTCAGTTCAGTAAAATCTGTCCCCAATAAAAAAACATTGCCCTTGATTTGGCCACCACTCACGAATCTTTTGTCAGAATTTGGTTGAATGTATTGCAACGATCTAATTTCACCAGAAATATTGTAAATTGGCACAACTAAGGCTTCCTTATTTGCCCTCAGACCGAAGTTCTCAATCTTTTTGGACGTGAGGTATTGGTGTTCAGTAACTTTTTGATAGGAAGCGAATCTGTTCGCACAATCGACAGCTACCTCGTTTTGTCGTTCTTTTTGTTGTATTTCTGCTAATTTTCGTGCTTCAGCCACACGTTTGGCTAAATCTTCACGTTCTTGTTGTGATAATTTCGAATTGGTGGTGCTTGACCACTTCTGCTCGGCACCATTTCTCCAGTTACCAAAGTTGGCGAAAGTATGACCACCCACTTCATTGATGCAATACCACCCAGATTTTTCATTTGACTTGTCTGGTCGCATACCAGACGTTGCAGTAACTGGCACACGAACGAGCGCACCAGAAGTATCAAGGTAAGACACCTTGAGACCAAAGTTTTGCATCTCGGTTAAGAGATCAGTTTGTGTTGGTTGAGTTTCGGTTTTTAATACTAAACCTTTAGTCCCTATGTATTTTGTCAGTTCCAATGTTTACACCATCCTCTGCTTGTTTATTGGCGTAGTTGAGATACTCCCGTACTATCTGTCTGAAGAGATCTCGTCTGTCCTCGCTGTTCCATTCATGCAATATGAATTTCTTATTCTTCTTACCGTATTTCACATACACCTCTTTTGTTTGAGCTAAAGCATAATCAAGACCCTTCTCAGTCAGTTGAGCAACGTTCTTAAGTTTCTCACCTTGAGTTAGTTTCTTTTGATGTGCCATTGAGCAAGCTCCGAAATACAGATTGTCCCGTTTGACTAGATAACCCTTAGCTGGTGCAGCACAAATACCACACAAGCTAGGGTAATCTTGTCGCAACATCTAAAATGGGATATCGCTAGTGTCCTCTTCTTCATCAGATTCAGACGTATTAGCTTCGACCTTCTTAGGTGCTGCATCTTGTTTTACTGGCTGGTAAGTCTTGCCATAATCCTCACCATTAACTTCTGGGTAGCCATTCTTATTTAACACAACTTCTGCACTTACCAGTTTCCCGACAAGTTCATCTGAGTTTTTAAGATTGTCTAACCCACAAGCCCTAGCTAGTTTAGCCAGTTTATCAAGACCAATTTCTACTACCTTGGGATTGTTATGCTCTAAAGCAAATGTCGCTGACACAAAATAATTACCTTCGGTCTTTACTTTGAAAGTAGCTTTGAGTGCTACCCAGCCATTAGTCCCACCCTCGATCATTTCATCAGAGATATACTCCAATGTATAACGTCCAGGTTCTAGTCCTTCTTCGTTTGAAGAAGCAGAGATTTCATAATTACTTAAATCCATATTACTCCTTGATTATTTCTTCTCTAATTACTTCCCAGTCGAACGGCAGTTCTTCTGGAAGGTTGTATCTATTCTTTGCCAGATACGCAGGATTATCGACAGCGTACAAACACCTATCACCTTTAATGGTTTTATTAGTTAGTCCACCACCTTTGCCTTGGCGCTTGACTTGACCAAGCTTGAACGCAGCAAAGAATATAATATCGCAATGTTCTTGTAAGAGATCGCTTGCTCTTCTGTGTAACTTAATCACGTATCTGTCCCAAGAATCTACTCTTGGATCTTCTACCTTCTTAATTTCACTATGAGCAATCTGGAAGATAATCATTCCACGATCACGACAAGCATCAAGAATGTCTAAGTATTGTCGCCAATACTCTAAGCACTCCACATAACCTTTACCAAAACCTTTGGTCTCAATACTTTTAATATTTTCAACCTCACAGTATTTTTGATGAATCAAAGTTTGTAACCAGTCAACGCTGTCAACCACGAGTGTTTTGTACTCATGCTCACCATCTCTGACTTGTTTCATATTGTCCATGAACTCATCAAAAGTTTTGGCCACAGGAAAGTGGTCACACTTAATCTTACCCATTCCATATTCGGTAGTGACAATAATAGGTTTCGGAAATTGCGAACCTAGTGTTGTCTTACCGACCGCAGGCCCACCATGCACCAGAATAACTGGTGGTCTTTGTTTGGCCTTTTTTAAGATACCCTTTAACGACATAATTAACTCTTATCTTTTTTAACCTCACCTGATTTAGTTGCAACCTTGACCACAGGTGGTAAGGCTTTCTCTAAGGCAGACGCACGTTCAGAAATAAAAGCATTAATTATTTCATTGGTTCTCACTTCAACAAGTGCTTCATTGTATTTAGCTTGTCTAGCATTTTGTAATTGCATAGCCATGCTAACTTCGTTTGCTAATGGACGAGTGTTATCGTCCAAGTCGTTTGGAAAAACATCTCTAGCATCACCACTTTCGTTGGTTAGCGTAAAGAGTTTATTATTTTCTTCGCTCATATTTTCACCTCTTGGTTAAGTTTATATACATCGCATTTATCACGAGCAGGACAAAAGCGACACCAATCCCCAGGATTGAACCTAGGGTTCTCCTCATCACAAGCATCAGTAGCTGTTTTGAGTTCACCGTACCCCCACACGACCAAGTCTTGCGCTTGCACGGTCCACGAACGAACGGGACCAACGCTATCATTGGCACGAGGTTGCACGATTGTTAGTTCTAGTTCGGTCTCTTCATCGCCATAACGAGCGAGAGCGCCCAAACCATAAATTGATAGTTGTTTGTTGTGTTCAGCAGTTACTGGCCATTTACCAGATTTAAAATCAATGACTGCGATTTTATTATTGCCTAAGACAATAGCATCAGCCGTACCCCAGCACTTATCGCTGATCTCTTCCAGACTTACTTTTTCTTCTATTAACAATTTCCCATCCAACCGCTCTGTTGTGTCATTGACATAATCAACATAAGCTTTAGCACAATCAATCATATCTTGATTTATCTCAATTTCAAAATCTTCGATAACTTCGGTTCTGTTTAACCAATATGTTTCTAACATGGCGTTTTCCATACGGTCCTTAAGTTGCATCTCAGAAATCTGGTGAAGTAATGTCCCTTCAGCAGCTGCTAGGCTCACCGTATATGGGACATCAGCCGACATACTCGGTGACGCTGGACAGTTGAACCACCGATCCGCAGACGATGGACTATATAGTGCGTGCGCCATTAACAGAAATATACGATTCCTCTTCTATTCTTTTTATATCGTCAAGGTCATACAACACCTTGCCGTTAATTTTGAAATAGTTAGGTCCTTGACCTCTATATCTTCTGTTGTCGATTGTTTTTCTTGTCACACCCCAACGCTTGGCTAAACCAGCCGTGTCAATGGTGTTGTTGATATCAAAGTTTTTGTTGTGCATTTGATTCCCTTTTTAATAATTATTACACTATAATATACATAAATTACTAATAATGGTAGTTTTTTATAAAAAAAGGGAATGATATGAGTATTGATAAGATTAAACCAGAAGATTATATGTCCGATGCCGAATGGGACAAACAGATTGATAGTCTGGCATCTAACCAACAAGTCGGTGGCAATCACTACAAAGACTTGGCAATCTCACCAGTCGATTATATTTATGCTAACAGTCTAAGTTGGAGTATTGGTAACGTTATTAAGTTGGTCACAAGGAAGAAGTTTGATCCTGTTGAAGATTTGCTTAAAGCCAAACATTACATAGATTTAGAGTTAGAAAAAGTCTATTCATGCGACCCCGATGGTAAACCATTGGGAAAAGCAAAGAAAAATTAATATGGTAGAAAACGGTTTATTTAGTTTTGATGATCCGATATTCAACGAAAGAAACGGTAAGAAGGCTCTGTATATAGATAGGGACCTTCTTAATGATTTAAAGGTGTTTGCTAAAGAAAATAGTAAATGCCATCAAAATATTGCTGAATACGCATTAAAACTATTAATACATTCAAATAACCAAAAAGTGCAGTTAGACGTAGATTCTTTATAACTTAAGATCTCTAACCACTTGGGCTGAAGAAACTAAAGTTTCTAAGGTCTGTATCTCGCTAATAAACTCCACCTTCTTTTGATAAGTCTTACCAACATTCTTGTTAGGCACAAAGACCACCTTATCTATAAACAAACACACGAACGCAAAGATATCAACTTCATCTTCATCGTACACACGGTACTCATTGTCTTTGTTGGATATTTTTTTTCTTATATCCCAACGCAACCAGTCGCTGTTGTTTTTGACAAAAGGTGAGTTGGTAGTTTTGACTTGGATCTTATAATTACAGCCGTCCTTGACAGCTAAGAAATCAAAACGAGAAGCTTCGGAAGCGGCAAAGACATCATCAAAGTAACGACACAGATACGAAGCCGTGAGGTGTTCACCTGCACGGCCTATCTGTTGTTGGTTCATTTTTGTATTTCTTCAGATACGAATGGTACTGTTGGTTGAACAGTTATTGCGCTTGCAGGAACATCTGGTAATTGTGGAATTGAATCTAAGAATTTTCTTACAAACTCTGCTTGCTTTTCTTTCCCAGCTTTACCAGCTTGTTTAATTAAATTTTTATTAAATGGCTGTGATAAAAAGCTGTTTAAAACTCTTAATAAACCAAAACCAGCAAGTGCGCCCGCTCCACCACCAACGGATATACCAGTAGTTCCAATTAAAGCGGTTGGCCCTAGTGATTGTGCAGACCTTAAAAGACCAGACCTTAAAATAAATGTATTAACATCTGGTAGTGCTTCTGGAAAGCTTTTAAGTATATTCATAAAATCATATAAATCATCTGCTGACACATATTTATAATCTTTCAATAATTCTTTAGTAGCTTCAAATTTTTTACTTTTTAAATTATTAAAACCAAGCTCATTGTAAAGTTTACCAAAATCTTTTTTATCTCCTCTTAAGTATTTTGTAAAAACATCATCTAAATAATTTGCTGCTAAAGTATTAACCCTATCAGCTCCAATTAAATTTTTTAAATCTCTGACAGCTTCAGGTGATTTAGCATCTCCAAAAGTTTTGGCGTATAAATCTTCTAATCTTTGTGATGGTGGTCTACCAATACCTGGTCTTAACGCTCCTCTGCCTAATGCTTTTTGAAATTCTTTACCAGTTTTACCTTCAACAACGGCCATATATTCTTTAAACAATCTGTCGCCAGCAGACATTAATCTGCCAGCCTGTGTTCTTGGATCTCTGATTTGTTTTTTTAATTGGTCTTGCATTTTAATAACAGCTTTATAAGCCGTATTGTTTGGTATTTGTCCTTTTGCTGGATCGTATTTTTTTGACAAAGTATTTAAACGCTCATCAATTAATTTAACATCGTCAAAATTTATTTTTTTAGAAACGTTTCTATTTATATCACTAACAAAACCTAATAAATCATTTGGCATATCAGCGAGATCGCTTCTTGGGATTGCAGCTCTTGCGGTTAAAGAAAGGTTGCTTAAATCAAAATAATCGCCTTTGGCTTTATTAAGTTGTTCTGCTCTTTTATAAACAGATTTGTATGTATTTCGCCATGAATTAAAAGATTCCATGCCAAACTCTTGTATTAATTTTGACCTCTCTGTTTCTGATAATGGTTTTAATTTTGCAGTCGGTGCAATTTTTGCATTTAAAGCATCATCAACTTGTTTGAATGTTCCAGCTAGTTGTTTTTGTCCAGGCGCTCCAGCCAAAGGCATACGGCTTGTTAGGTTATAAATTCCACGAACGAACGGAGATGAGCTTGCCTGACCAAGAGACAGCTCAACACCCTCATCAGCGAGCCTTACTGCTTCTTCAGCAGCTTCATCTGTTAAACCTAAACCTCTTTCTAATAAACCAATTTGAGCTTTACCAGATGGGCCTTGTTTTTTTAATGCTTCTTTAGTTGATTTAAACTTATCAACTATTTGTGTTACAGCTGGTTTTAATGCTTTGCCAGCTATAGGGACAGCGGCTGTTAAACCTGCATCAACTACAGCAACCGTTGCAGCATCTTGTAGTCTTTCTTGTGCGGTGGGTGCTGGCATATCTGGAGCTAATAAATCTCCTAAAAAGTCTGCTGCTAATGAACCACTACCAGCGCCTAATCCAGCTCCTGCTGCTGCTCCAGGGATACCACCAACAAAAAAACCACCTACAGCACCAGCCGTACCACCCAATATTTCTAAAAATGGTTCGGCAAAGCCTGGTAATCTGCCTGGATAATCTTTTTCATTTATTAAACCAAGTTTAATACCAGATTCTCTGGTTTTGGCATAATATGTTTTTGCATCAATTTTGCCTTCTTGAAGCAGTCTATACCCATCAGATTTTAATTCTTCAAATATTTTTTTTGCTTCTTCTTTATTTCTATACTCTTTGAGAGCTTCAGACATTTAGCCACCCCCTGTAAACACAGAATCAAAT